CCTGGTCGAACGCGAACTGGTCGGAGCGGGCAATCTCAACCCCGCCGACCTGCCGGATGTGGTAGGACGAGAAGTCACCGAACAGCACCGACTTCTCGTCAACCCCAACGGCAGCGACGTCCGGGTTCTCAATCACACGGAACCCGAGCAGCGAGTCCGGCGTGCCGACGCCCGGCTGGTAGATGTACTGACCAGCGTCGTCCTTCAGCTTCCGAACCGCCCCCAGCGTCGCGCGGGCCATCATGAAGCCGACGCCCGGCTGACGTGCGACAGCGCTGTCGACGCTGTGCGCGAGGTCGATGAGGTCGTCCGCGGTGAACGCACCGCTGACGCCCGTGCCGCCCGTCTTACCGAGAGACGACGCAGTGACAATACCGTTCGGCTGAACCGTGCCGGTGCCGACCGTGAGGACGGCGTTGACGGCGGTGCCGAGCGCGTGACCGAACTGACGCCCGAGGAAGCCCTCAAGGTCGATGCCCGTGTCCTCAAGCAGTTCCCGGCTGACCTGCAGCAGGGTCCCGTACTTGTGGGCGCGAAGCGTGAACGACTCAAAGGTCGGCTCAGACTCACCGAACTGCGCGGCCTCGGCGGTCGCCGTGGCGTTGCTGAACGCGGTCTGACGCGGCACCTTGATGTCGTTACCCATCGCGGTGTTCAGGATGGTCGCGATACCCGGCTCCAGCATCGGCCCGGCGTAGACCAACTGTTCCTGCAGAACGTCGTAGAAGCCCTGCGGCACGACGCTGCCGTCGTCCGTGGTGTTCATGTCGCGACGTTCGAAGGTCGCCGTCCGAATCTCGCCACGGGCGAGCGCACGGAGAACCTCGGCGTCAGACTGAACGGGCTCCGCGTTCGGGGTGTGCACCTCGGGGATGCGAACCTCGGCCGCGCGAGCCTCGCGCTCCATGTCCTGCCGGACGGTCTCAATCACCTGCGCACGACGGTCAAGGTCGGCGCTGATGCGGTCGTACTTCTCCTGCTCCTCAGCAGTCAGGTCACGCGACTCAGCCGCAGCGGTGTCAAGAAGGCTCTTGGCCTCCTCCCACGCGGCAGCGCGCGCCTCCTGCTGGCGCTTGATGTAGTCCATGCTGCTTGCTCCAGTCAGTTGTAAGTGTTGTGGCGTCTCGTCCCGTGGGTAGGGCGCTGTCCCGTGGGTAGGGCGCTGACGTCACACAGCGTACTGACTGAATGCAGCGAACGGCGGTGCGGCCCGACCGCAGTCGGGTCACGCACCTGCCGTGGTGATTACTGCCCGCCTTGCCGCGCGTACTCGGCCTCGTCTGCCTCCTCGCAGACGTCGCACTTGACGTCACGGAAGATGCTGCCGGGCCAGACGGCTGCGGTCGCACCGCAGAGGTAGCAGGGTCGCCCTTGCCAACCTTCGATGCGGATGACCCATTCGTCCAGCGTCTCGTCGGGGCGGCGGTCCTTGTTCATGTCTCTCTCCTTGTGGTGAGGGGACGGGCCGTATTGCCCGCCCCCAGTTGGCGTCAGTCCTGCTCGTACCAGTCGCGCAGCGCGCCCGCGTCAACGTCAGGGTGGGCGATGACGTGGATGGCAGAGCACGGTGCGGTCTTACCGACCAGCCCGTCCTCGTCGTACATGAACACCTGCAGCGTCTCGGGCGTCGGGCGGACGACCTCAACGGTCCAGCCGCGCTGCACCATGATGTAGACGTAGTTGTTCGGGCTGAACGCGGGCGTCAGACGGTAGTGGGTGAACTCTGCGTCGACCCAACCGTGGATGTCGCGCGAGGTCAGCGCGTCACCGTTGACGGTGAACAGGTACGAGTCGTCGGCGTTCAGGGCCGGGACGTTCAGGCCGGGGTTCAGGGTCTCCATGTTGCGTCTCCTTGTTGTCGGCGTTGCATGGGCAACGCTATCCAACAAGACGACACCTGTCAACTAGGCGAACGCATCAGTCTACGGCAAGTAGATGCACCAGAACGTGCAATACTTGGGACCAATAAGGTCAGACGACCTTCTTCGCCAGCAGGTCAATCTGCTTCTGCTTCAGCCCAAGCAGGTCAGCGACCGGCTCCGGCTTCCGCGCCGACTGCAACGCGTCAAGGATTGACTGCGCGCGCTCGTCGTCGACGTCCTCACCGTCTGCAAGCGCGGACAGCACCTCAGCAACGTCGTCGACGTCAAGCCGCGTGCGGTGCGACAGCCGCTCCAGCGAACGCAGCGCAGCCGACGTCTGCTCGTAGGCAGGGAAGCCGGTGACGACGGACACCTCATGCAGGCTGACCTGCGTCAGCGTGCGCTCCGAACCGTCCTCAGACCACTTGTCGCCGCCGCGCACGACGCTGAACCCGAAGGACATTCGGTCGACGACTCCGGTCGACATGAGTTCGCGAAGGTCGTTCGCGTAGGAAGTGTTCGGCAGTTCGGCGTCAACGAGGAGCCCTCGGTCGTCCTCAGACAGCGACAGCGTGCCGCTGCGACGTGACGCCAACACCATGTCGCTGTTGTGATTGACGTAGAGCCGGACGTCGCGCTTGCGGTTCCGCAGCGAACGCTCAAATGCGCCGGGAGCAATCCGCTCCACGAACGGCAGCGGCTCAGACGGCGAGTTGAAGACGGCCGCGTAACCGACGAACCGTCCGTCAGGCTGCGCGCGCAGTTCGCCAGTCGTCTGCCTGAACTCAACGCCGCTGCCCTCGCTGCGCGGCTCCNCAGGTGTCACCTCAACCATCACTCGCTCCCGCTGTATCTGTTCCGACTTCCGGTCGAACCATGCGACTGCGTCAGCGTATCGTGCGCCGGTCGGGATACCCCACAGATAGTGAGCGACCGCGCCGGGACTTGGGAACTCGTCGTCGCCGGGGCGCGACCCTGCCGCGTCAAGGTCGGACGCGTGACGTGCCGCCCACGCTGACGCACGGATGACCTTCTGCTCCGTAATCTGCCCATCTGCCATTCTGTTCGCGTCACGAACCGTTGCAGGCACAACGCCGTCGCCGGACAGTCCTTCCTCATGCCAGCGCACACCCTGAGCGGCGGCCTCGCGGATGTAACGCGGAACGTCAAGGTCGACCTGCCGTTCGCCGGACGGCGAGGGCAGCGGGTCAATCTTCGTGAGCGTCGCGAAGCGGTGTCCGACAATCGTGTCGGTCGCACGCCAGCCGTCGCCGACGCGCTCGTAGATGCGGATGAGCGCTGCCGGGTTGTCCTCGTCCGCGTTCAGCGTGAAGTCGGTGTCGGGAACGTCAAGGGTGCCGCTGCGTCGGATGCGCGTGATGCGGCCGCGTGCGGTGCCGCCGGACGAGTTCCAGCGCACGAAGTCTCCGACGTCAAGTGCGTCTGCGGCTGCACGTTCGCCGCCCGGCTCAATCCCTTCGGCAACGGACACGGCGACCATCTGCGCAATCGCGTCGTCCTTGGAGCCGTGGCAGCCCATGACCTCGCCGTCGTCCTTGACGACCGCCCAGCCTGCGCAGTCAGCACTCTCGTCGGTGATGTAGTACGGCATCAGCAGACCTGCGTGTGACGGATGTAGGACACGGTGTGACCGGCCTTCGTCGACACGGCGTACAGACGGTCCAGCGGCGTCATCCGCAGGCTAATGTGCTCCTCCTTCGACAGCCGCAACCCGTCCGCGGTCGTAACGTCTGGCCCGCCGATGTAGACCGCGTCGGTGTTGTCGTCGTTCTTGACGTCAAGGGTCCACGGCTGGAAGCAAGTCACGGGCAGTTCGGTTGCTGCCGTCCCCACCGTAATGCGTCCCGACAGGATTGCCATCAGTCTTCCTCCGGCTGCTGCTGCACCGAGATGGTCCCAAGGTGTTCAGCGTCGATACCAAGAAGGTTCGCGACGGACGTCCCGTCGAACCCTGCGGCGACAAGCGTCTGTGCCGCCTGCGCCTTCTCGCGCAGCGTTGCAATCGGCGCGTCCGTCAGCGGCACGTTCTGCAGCGGGACGCGATACTGGTCCCCGTCAGCGACCGGGGGCAGGTCTTCCAGCGTTCTGACGTCGTTGATGCTGTGCCAACCTGCAAGCAGCGACGAAGAGTAGGCCGCGGTGCGCGTTGCAAGGTCGGCGCGGACAAGACTGTTCAAGTTGAACTTGACGAACGAGGAGCGGGCCGACGTCAGGGTGCTGAACCCGTCCTCAATCTTCGCGACGTACGGCTGGATGGTGTGCTGCGCGAAGAACAGCATCTGCTGCTCAACGCTGCTGTAGGACATACTGCCGGACGTCGTGACGCCGAGCATGAACGGCGGCACGCGGAAGATGCGTGCGACTTCCTCCACGCTGAACCGGCGCTCCTCAATCAACTGCGACTGTGCAGGGTCGACCGTCGTCGGCGTGAACTTCGCGCCTCCCCACAGCACGCCCGGACGGTGCGAACGTCCCAGCCCACGGTGATGACCGTCCCACGCCTCGCGCAGTTGCGTCTGCTGCTCTGCGGTGAGGTTCCCCGGCCATTCGATAATGCCGCCCGCGTACGCGCCGTTGCCGAAGAAGCGTCCGGCGTAGTCCTCCAGCGCCATGCCGAGGCCCAGACTGTCCTTCGCCTTCTCAATCCGGCTGACGCCCTTGACCTCTCCCGGCAGAAGCATCTCGGTGATGTGGAGCACGTCCTGCGACTCCAGACGGCGTCCGGTCGACTTCAGCATGTAGTACTTGCCGGTCGGACCCATCTTCGGCTCAACGTCCGTAGGGTTCAGGTTGTTCAGTTCAACGATGTCGCCGGACCCGTCGCGGCTGATGACGGTGTAACTGTTGCCGTCAAGCAGGAGCGATACGGCGACCTGCTGGTAGAACGTCGAACGGTCGACGAGGGTTGACGGCGACTGAACCCAGTTGTCGCGAGGTCGGAACGGGAACCGTGCGCCGTCGCGACGGATGAACTGGTCGACAGGCAGCGTGCCAATCGTGTCGCTGATAAGCCGCACGCAGGCGTACACGGCGGTCTGACGCAGCGCGCTGTCCTGCGTGACCTGAACGCCCGAGGGTGTGGGCCGTTCGAACAGTGCGCCGGAGCCCCACAGTTCTTGGAACGCGCCGCGAGTCTCAATCAGGCGTCCCAGCATCAGCGGCTCCGTTCAGCGGCGAGTCCGAACGCGACGACGCCCAGACCGCTCACGATTACTCCTGCCGGCATGGAATACAGACCGACGCCTACGGCGACAATCAGGATACCTGCCGCCTGCAGCAAAGAAGGAAGCAGCGTCTTCATAGTGAAGCGAACCCCACGTCAATCTCCTCGGTTGGGTGTCTGTAATGCCATGCGGCGCGAGCGTAGGCAATCACCGCAGCGATTGCGGCGTCAATCTTGCGCGGGCTGTCCTTCGCTTCCTTCACGATGTAAGCGCCCGCAGACGTCTCCTTCAGCGTTGCGTTACCGACATGACGGGCCAGTCCGACGTCGCCGTCGTGCGTCAGCCCTTCGGTCGTCATCGCTTGGTAGAACTCGCTGACGGCCTGCGCCATGCGCTTGCGCACCGCAGTGTTGAAAGCGATGACGCGGTCCTCGCCGAACTCTTCAGCCCAGCGGTCCAACTGCTGCGCCCAGTACGGCGGGTCTGCGGTCATCTCCACGACGTCGTAGTAGCGGAACGCGTCGAACACGGCCCGCTCAACGTCGTCGTGGTCGACCGTCCACTTCTGACCGCCGCCGGGATGCTCCCAGAGGCCGAGCACCTGTAGGTGTGGTGTCTCCTCAACGCTGCAGGCGACAAGCGCGGTGCTGTCACCGGAGTATGAACCGTCGAACCCGAGGACGACCTTCGCACCTTCAGGGATTGTTCTGTCTGCTTGACGTTCGTCCCAC